CTCGCCCTGCCCGAGCCCTCCGCCAAACGCCTGTAGTGCCAATTCGGAACCGGTGAATTGCGTACAAACAACCACTTAGCCGTATTTTTGTCGAACTCGGGCGGCCATATCGGATAGATACTTGCGGGTGGTCTTCGCCATCTTGTTGACGTCACTCAGAGCGGCTACCAGCGCCCGAGAGTCACCCGAAAGCACTGCCTTCAAGGTCCATTTGTCAGCCACACTCATTCTCCTGTTGTTGCCGTTGCTCGGCGATGCGTTCCGCCTGACGTTCCCAGAGGGCGAACTCGTCGAGTGTCATCCCCATGATGACGAAGGGTGATACCCGCCAGAAGTAGGCGACTTCAAATGCACGGTCGGTCAGTTCGTCGGCTGATCGCCATCGCCCATGCCGAAAAAACTCATGATCGCTGAGGTGCAGGCCGAGTGGTCGCGCAGCGTGAGCTGCTCGACGCTGTTCATGGGGATGGCGGCCAGTCGGCTGATGTACCGCGCAATGATCGGCTGACGCAGTTCGATTCCGGTGCTTTGTCCATCGGCGCCGGGGATGAACAGCGTGGGCAGACCGAGTTCGATGACGTCCTTTGTCGTCAGTTCGCGGAAGGTGATCTGGTCGACGTCTTCGCCGTGGGCCCGGATTGCTTTGGTCAGTTGGATCGTGACAGGGCTGCTCATTGCCATTGGCCCCGCTTGCCACTGAACTCCAGCTCTACCGTGCCGTCTTCGCCCTTGACGCTGGGCTCACCTTTCAGGAAGGCGCCCGACAAGGTGTAGACTTTTCCGTTCGCGAGTTCGGCAGTGATGGTCATTTCGGTGTTTGTCTGCAGCGTGTCGAGCGGGAATCCCGGCATGAAGATCGCCGAAACCTTGATGAAGGGCTCCATGGCGGTTTCTTTCATACCGGCCGGACCGGATAGCCCCATGACCGTTTCGCGCTTGAGATCGACGATGGGGCATTCGACGCCCCCGGAGACTTCGAGCTGCTCGCCGTCGATTTTGATGTAGCAGATTCCGGCAACACGTCTTGCCATGATGTTTTCCTTTCAATTTTAGGAATTCGCGCTGTATTGCAGGCGGAACTGATTGAGCAACGCGAAGATTCTGAGTTGATTGACCAGGTCCGGCGGCAGTAGCACGTTGATCCGATTCGGGTTGGCGCTGTCGCGCTCGACGATCAGGTACTTGGAGAACAGCTTTCGATTTTCGACCAGACCGAGTTCTTCCATGTCGGCGTACTCGGCCATGAGCTCGCCACGAATGACCGCCGGCGTTACGATGGCCTGTCCGGCGCCGAAGCGCGTGCCGTCATTGGCTAGTTTGTGGCGCGGATATTTCTGCGTGATGCGGGTCCGCAAGCGCCTGGTGATCTCGGCCAGGGTGTGCAGCGTTTCGCTGTCGAGATAGCTCGGATCGGCTTGAGACCATGCGTTCTTTTGATAGGACGTGATTGCCCGTTCGATCCGCACGATGCCCGAGGCGATGGTGCTGGTGGCGATTCCGTAGTTCAAGAGGCTTTGCCGCTCGGTCAGCAGGAAACGCTTGCCGGCGCGCGGGGCCAGGATGCCGGTCAGCGGTGTGGTCTGCGTCGGGCGAGCCACGTCGACCTGCAGGCACACCGCGTTCGCGCCACCGTAGGCGGCCGCGTACTCCCAGCCGGGATTCGGGCAGTCGTTGTCGATCCCGGCGATGGTATGGTGCGGGTCGTTGCGCAGGGCGCCGGCCGTGGTCAGCGCTGACAGCGTACCGCGTTGCGCCGTGTAGCAGTGGCCATAAACCTGCCGGCTCCAGGACCATCGACCGACGGCGTCGTTGTACTCGGTCTGGAATGCATCGAGTGAGGTGCTGTCGGTGTAGGGGTGGATGACGAAGTCGTATTCGTCGTCACCCATCGCGGGTATCACGTTGCCGGCTAACGTGGGGTTGGTGGCCCCGCCGGTGAGGTAGTTGCTGCCTGAATAGGCTAACGACACGCCGCTCGGCAACGACTCTCCGCCTGCCCAGCCGCGGAAGCTGTCGAGGACGCTGATGTCGTTGCCGGTGGCCCCCTTCCAGCGGCATGTCAGGGTGACCACGGCGGTGGCGACGGTGCTGGTGACCGGCAGGTCGGTCGCGGCGTTGATCGCGGTGTTGATCGATGTGGCGATGGCGTTAGCCGTATCGGCGGCAGCGACGGCTACAGTGAGGCGCTGGCCGGCGACATACAGGCTGATGGTGCCGCCCGCGGTCGCTGGTCCGGTGACCGTGATCGTGCCGGTCGCCTGGGTGCCGGCGCCGGCATCGGCGGCGGCGATGCACCACACCTCTCCAATGGCGTCCTGCTGGCGATAGAGTGCGTGCATGCGAGCCAGCATCGATCCGACGCCGAACAGGGTCTTGGCTTGGTCGGTGGTGCTCACCAGGTAGGGGGTGTTGACCGCGGCGCTACCCGCCGTCAACCGCTGGCCAATCAGCAGGGCGCGCTTGTTCTGGGTGAAGTATCCGGCCTGGGCATTGTCCAGCTCGGCGTAGAACAGCGGGACGCGGACGTTGGCCGGGAGGTAGTTGAAGCTGACGGGCATAGCTTATGCCTCCTTTTTCTGGCCGACGGTCACCGGCGGCGCATCTTCCGGGATGGCCTGGACGACGTCATTTTCAATGATGCGGCGCTGCCAGTACTGAGTGGGTTCGACCTCGCGGCCTTCCGGCGGCAGGTCGTCGAGGCACATCGGATCCAACACCCTGAGGTCTGGTCTGCTGGGTTTGACGAACATGTGGAACGTTCTCCTGAACAATGGATTGAGAAATCCGCCGGAGGGCGGGTTGGCAAGACACGGTAGTGCTGCTCAGGCCGGCGGGTCTGCGGTATTTGGGATGACAACGACGGCCTCAAAGCGGCCATCGAGGGGATTTGCGCGGTTCTGGTCTACCGGGTCGATGCAATCGAGCTTGATGGCAAAGCTCTCAATCAGAGGAAGCTGACTGAGCTCGATTTCCTGCCACCCATCTTCCGGCCCAATTTCCAGCTGTGCGGCAAATTCAAACTGGTACCACAGCCGTTCCCGGTCCAGATTCAACAGGTTTCCGCCCTCGTAGGTCACTCCGGAGTAGTCCTCCGATGGGCTCCACCCTAACAGGGCTGCCCAGATCTCGGCACGCATGGCGTGGATGTCGAGCACACCGGCTTGCCCTTTTTCGTCGACTCGGTTGCTGACCGCAACGATGACGGCAAAACTGTCCTTCATGATCTGACGCACGCTATTGATGGCCACCGGATCTTCGGGGGCATCATCCAACGGAATGACGAACGCGCTGGGCACGGCGAGCGCTGAACTTTCCGGAAGAATCTTGAACCTGGCAGCGCCGGATACTCTGTTCTGGAACACTGGACACCGCGCGCGCAAGGCTGCAATCACCGGCTCGAGCAGGTTGCTCTTGCGCGTAAAGGCGACGCTCAATAGCATCGTTTTACCCGCCGGAGATTCGCGCAGAGACGATTTCAGCGCACTCCCGCGCTTCGGATTCGGTCATCGGCACGTATCCATCGCAATCCGGCTTCCATTCCTGGAACACTCCGCCAACCCGATACGCCCATTGCCCCGGCGCGACTTCAAAGACTTCGATGTCCATTATGGCTACCCGATCACCAGCATGCGCTGCATTTCCGTGCGCGAATGCGTAAGCGTGTAAAGGAACGGGATGCACGTTTCTCCGTCGCGGTAGGGGACAATGACCAGCTTCTCCCCCTCGACGACGGTCGACACCGGGTAGACGTTGGTCGTGAAGGGCTCGAGCACGTGCCGCGCCACATCGAAGCGGAACAGCCGACCGCTCGACTCCTTCATCAAATAGATGTACCCGCCGAAATTGGTCGAGCACGAGCCGGTGCTGAAGGTTTCCTGGGCGTTTCCGTAGCCGCTGCCGACGTTGATCCAGGTGTTCCCTGCGATGTCATACACGTCCAGGTAGGCGGTTCCGGCGCCGCGGAATGAGTAGATATACCGGCCGGCCTGGCGGACCATGGTCCCCGCTTGCAGGAGATTTTTCCCCTGCGCCCCGGACCAGTCGGCGTCCCCGACGACGCCGATCCAGTCGGCGGTGGATCCGGCTCCTGGCGCTCCGGCACGTGCGCTTCCCGGAGTCAGCGTGGACCACGTGTTGCCGCTGATCGAGTAGCGGTACAGCGCGTTGGACCCGTTGCCGAGCAGGTAGAGGAAGTCGTCGTTCCCCTCGATGACGTAGGCTGACGTCGCGTCCGGGGTGACGGCCCACGAGGTGGCAACAGTGAGCTGCGAGGCCGTATTGCTGGCGATCGTCCGCACTTGCCCGGAACCGGTCCCGCCGGTGATGCGCAGCTGGGCGTTGCTCCAGGCGTTGGTCTGCCAGGCCTTGCCGGTGTGGCTCAGCGTCGTGGAGGTGTTGGAGCCGGTGCTCGTTCCGCTGTCGAACAGCCCGCCATCGCTCCCGGTCGAGACGAGTCGGCCACTCGTCCCCCACGCAGTCGGCATCCCGGTGACGCTCTTTCCGGTCCACGCATTGGTGGCTCGATCGTAGACCGAGAATCCGGTGGCGACGGTACCGGCATTCCAGAACCAGAGCGACCCGGACCAGATGCGAAAGACGGTCGTTGCATCGAACGCGACCCCGCTGGCCGGAGTAACCGTGATCACGGCGGACGCACCGATGGTGTTGCCCGCCACGACGCCGTCATAGCCAACGCCGGCGCCAGAGATGACGCGCACCTTGCAGCCCTTGAGGGCGCGGACGATCGTCCGGCTGGTGGTCAGCGTCGTCGTGGTTCCGGCGCTCGCCGGTTGGTCAAGCGAACCGCCCAGCATGCCGAGCGCGATGCATTCGCCGCATGATCCGGAAGCGAACGTTCCGCCGATTCCGGAGGATGGGATTTGCAACCACGCGTCCTGATCGGCCTCGTACGTGTAGATCAGCGATCCGCTGACGACGTGGTAGTGGGCATCGGACGCCGGCAGGAGTTCCGATGCGCAGCCGGTGATGAACCCACCGGCTGTGCTGTTCGCAGGACACGGCGTGCACATCTCCCACGCCTTGCGATGCAGGAGTTTTCTCAGGTTGTTGGCAGTGGGCATGGGGTCAGCTCACGAGGATCTGGGAGTAAAGACGAGCCGCCCCCATGTCGGAAAAGTTCCATGGCTCGAACATCCGGGCGTACTGGACGCTACGGGACGCGTCGGACGTCCACGACGAGTTCATGGTGTAGTACCCCGTAGGCTCTGCATCGCTGCTGGCCGCGACGAGCGTCGCCGCCAAGCGTTCTCCGGACGTCAGACGCGGCATTTTTTTGAGCATTGCCGAGAGCAGTGTCACCATCGTCTCGGTGAGTTCTTCAACCGCGGCGAGCGTCGCTTGCTGGGCGAGCAACAGCGGGTCGCCCGTGGCCGGATCGACGGGCACGACGGCCTGCATGTGCACCGTGTCGGATTCCTCCTGACGTGTGAAGGTGTCCACGCGCCCGGCGCTGTACGGCAAATTGATCGAACTCATGGTCTATTTCCTCGGAACCAGGGCATTTTTCAGGGCGTTGCGGGCGATGCTGCGAATGGCTTCGCGCTTCTCGGAGAGGGCTGCCACCATGAAGTTGCCGCGCTTTTTCAGCCCCGTCTTCGGGCTGCCATAAAACAGAAAGGCCGGATAGAAGTCGTTGGACGGGATGCTGCGCACGCCAATTTTGACCCACCCTCCTTTACTGCCTCTGGAGACGATCCCGATGGCGCGCTTGAGTTTGCCGGTCTGCATTCCGGGGAATTCTCCAGCCAGCGAGATCGCGCGCCGCGATACGATCCGACGGGCGGCTTTTCGAACCTCCGATGCTCCGCGTCCGAGTGCGGCCCGCATGGCTTTGCGGTCGTAGTCGATCGTTCTGTGGAAATCGAGCCCAACTCGCACGTCGATTCCTCCAGCAGTACCTGTGTCGGTTTTTCGGTTCATTTTGAAATCTCTCCCAGGTCTTTGACGCTGACGCGCGTGTAGCGATGACGGTTGCCCACATCGATGGCGTCGAGTACGCGGTAGCGCCGTCCCTGATGGTCCAATACGTGGCTGGCTGTGAAGTTTTGTGGTCTGGTGGACGGCGTGTAGCGGACCCAGATCAGGTGCGTTGGAACTTCCGCCGTCTGCATGCCGGTGCGATTGCTCAGACCATGTACCGGATCGACCTTGGCCCACAGGAGGCGGCCCTGGTCGAGGATCTCATCGACGCCATAGAATGAATTCGGTGCTTCTGTCCGCAATCGGAAACGCACACGGCAGTTCAGTTCTTCAGTGGTCGGCAGTTTCATGCGAACGTCTGTACTCGGTAGGGTATGAGCAGGGCGTCCACGGCACGCAGGCGCCGCTCGTATTCGCTCGACGCTGGGTCACTGAAAGAGGCTTCGTAGTGCGCTTTGCAGTGCATGAGGATGGCGGCCTTGATACCTGCCGGCACCTTGCTCTTGTCGCCGTAGCCTACGGTAATGGTGAGCTTGACGGCGTTGATCTGCTGACGCGTTGCGGGCCATGCCTTGCTGTATGCGGACAGTACACGCGGCGGTTCGCTTTCCGTATCGACGATGTAGTTCTCCGCAGGGAGGTCTTGCTGATTCCCTGCGAGATCGATGTACTGGATCAGGTCGACGCTGGCCAGCGGCGACAGCGGGATTTTGAATCCCCATCCTGACGGGTGGTCGGTGAGCGGGTTCCGCTGGTACGATTCCCCTGCACACGGGGGAGACGGGAAGCCGTCTGCAGTCAGGCGCCAGGACTGCGTCACAAGGGCACGCCGGCATATGGTCTCGGCATACTGCCGAGCCGCCGTGATGTAGGCCGCGATCTGCGCGTCGTGGTCGGTAAATTCCAGGTCGACGCGCATGTCGGTTTTGGCTTCGTCGAGCGTGATTGGCTCTTCCATCGGTGGGGTGATGAGTACAAGCGCCATGGCGGTTTGCGACTTCCTGCAGATTGATCGGCGGATGTGCCGGCCTGGTTGTTGCTCAGGTGGCGCTGTTCTGGTAGTACTTGACCGGGTTGGTGCCGGCATCGAGCAGGCGACCGTCGGCCCGGGCAAACAGCAGAAAGGCCACTTGCAAGTTGTCGGCGTAGCGCTCGACCAGACGCATGAGGGTGATGTCTTTGACCATGCGGGCCTTGTACTTGTCGAAGCGGCCGAACAGGATGGACTTGGCGCTCGCCGCCATCACCGCGACGTCTTGGTTGATCGAGATGTTGTATCCGAGAATCTGGTCGCTCATCGCACCCGACAGGCCATCGTATCCGGGCATGAAGATCGGGCGACCCTGCGCGTCCTTTATCTTGCGCACGACCTTCAGCGAGGTGTCGTGCATCATGAACACGCAGCCCGATGCGCGGTAGGCCGGATCGATGGAGTGGATCAGGTCGACCAGGTCGTCGACGATCACGGTCAGCGTCTGGCCGGTGGTTCCCACCTTGCCGGAGGCGGCATCGGTGACTACGCCGCGGGGTTGGCCCGTGCCGCTGCCCGTCGTGAAGTGCGCGTTCATCGCGCGGGCAATGGCGCCAGACAGGGCGTCGATGATGAATGTCTCACCGAAAGCGCTGTCCTGCAGGAACTCGTAGGAGACCGGAAGGATCGGCGAGCGGTAGGTGAAGGCGCCCAGGTTGGCGACACCAAACGGCGTTGAGCTGTCGCTGGAACTGGCTGCGTTTTCGCCGACAATCGTGGCGAGCACGTTGGTGTAATTGAACGTTGGCATCGGCAAGGTGGCGCCGGTATCGGTGCGCATCACGTCGGCCACTGCCAGCATGCCGCCGCTCATTTTCAGGGCGATTTCCAGTTTGTTCCGGAAGTCTTGCGGCACGATGTAGCCTCCGGTGTTGCCGGTTCCTTGGGAGAAGGCCCGGGCTTCGTTGGAGGTGTCGCGGCGGGCCGCCATGAGGCTGCGCTCTTCCTGTGACAGCCCGCCGATGCCGTGACGCAGGAACTTTTCGAAGACGCGCTTTTCGTCGTCGCTTTCGGCCTTCTTGTCGTCATTCTGCTGGTCGATGAGCTGGTTGGCGGCGCGCAGGCTGGACGGTACGACCTGACCTGCAGCATCGAGCTGGTCGGCACGCCTGATGCGCGCGTCGAGCTTTTCCAGATCGGCGACCATGACGTTCCACTTGTTGTCCTCGTCCTCGGTGAATCGACGCTCCTCTTTCTCGGCGGTGGCGTGCAGCGTGCGCATCTGGGTGACGACTTCCGCGCGCTGATTTCTGAGCTTTTGCAGATCGCTCATCTTGATCTCCTGTGTAAAGGTGCAGGGCGATGTGGGTTTTGACGGTCCGCGCTGCCCTGCAAAGGCGCCGCGCCGAGAAAAGCAAAGCCCGCACGAGGCGGGCCTGATTTTCTGGAGTTTTGATTCGGTTCAGACGTTGATCGCCAGGAGGCGGCGCCGGGACTCGGCGGCTCTTCTGGCCTGGTCGGTGGCGCCGGCCGTGGCTTCGCGTCTGGCCTTCCAGGCTGCCATGCTGCGCTTGCCGACCGTCGCGTCCGGGTAGGCCGGATAGGTGACCGGCGAGACGTCGTACAGGCGCGAGACCTTGGTTATGGTGCGGACGATTATCCCGTCATCGTTCTCGTGCCAGTTGTCGCCGTTGGGTGCCACCCGGAATGCAAAGGAGGACTGCGATACGTCGCCGCGATCGATGCTGGTGACCAGGTCTCGGGCGGCCTGGGTGTCTGGCAAATCCACTTCGTAGTAAAGGCCAACGTCGTCCTGGGCGATGCGCAGGGTGCAAGCCTTGGTCCGACCCAGGACGTGGTTGACGTCGTGGTTGAACAGGGCACGGACGTCGTTATTGAGGACATCGGTAAAGGCGCCGGGCGCGATCTGCTCGCGGAACCCACCGAGGTTCTCGGACATCACGTCGAACTTGGCGGCATAGCCCAGCAGCGTCTGCTGGTTCGGATTGTCGCGGCCGTTCGCCTTACGGATCTCGATCTTGCCGGTTTCAAAGAATCGGCGCTCGCAGTCAATCATTGTCCGGTTTCCGGTCAGTCTGGGGTTGCAGGTTTTTGGCGACCTCCGGATCCTTGCGGTTCCGTCGGTTCGGTCGGTTCGGTTTGTTCTTCGCTGGCCTCGCCGGCCGGCACCATGTTGAGGGGCGAGAGATACACGTCTCCGCCATCGATGGGGTTGAGGTTCTCCAGCTCGCGCACGTCATTGGCCGACAGCCATCCCCATTGCCGGCCAATGGCATAGGCACGGTAGCGACTGGCCAGGTCGCCGCGCAGCAGGCCGGCCAGGTTGAAGCGCACAAAGTACCGCCCCTTGAGCAAAGTCGAGTGGGCGAACATCTTGCGGTTCAGTTCTTGTTCCCAGCGGGTGATCCAGGGCAGGATGGTGTGCTGCACGAACTCGATCGATTGCTGCTCGATATTCGAGAAGGTGGCACGCTCCAGGTCACCGATCATATGCGGCGGGATGCGGAAGATGCGGGCAATGTCGGTGACCTGGAACTTGCGGGTCTCCAAATACTGCGCATCGTCCAGCGGCATGGACAGGGCGTTGAACTTCATTCCCTCCTCGAGCACTGCGACCTTGCCCGCGTTCGCCTTGCCGGCATAGACCTGCTGCCAGGACTCGCGCAGACGGGTCGACGCTTCGGCGCTGATCTTTCCTGGATGCTCCAGCACCCCGGAAAGACGGGTGCTGTTCTTGTAGAAGTTGGCGCCGAATTCCTCGGCATTCAGCGTCATGGTGACACTGGCTCGGTGCAGCGCAATCGGCGACACGCCGTCCACGCCATTCCAGCCCGGCGCCGATAGGTGCAGGATGTCGCTGTCTTCGAGGGTTTCGCCGGCGACGCTGTACACCTTGCGGATGTTGCCTTTGTCATTCACCAGTTCGGGTTTGACTTCCCACGACGGGATAGGATAGAGCCCGATGACGCGGCCGGTCATCTTGTCCCGCTGGATCTCGCTGTAGGCGTTCCCCCACAACGCGGCCTGGAACATGTTCTGTTCACGCCAACCGTAGCTGGTCTGGTAGCTGTTTGGCTCGTCGTGCAGCAGCGCGTATTCTGGTAGTTTGTCTGCCTTGATTACGGTACCTTCCGAGCCGGATCTGTAAAGGTGCAGCGGCAGGCTGGATACGCTCTCCGCCAAAATCCGCACGCACGCATAGACCGCGCTGGTCTGCATCGCGCGCTGTGGACGTACAGGAGGCAGCAGGCTGCCGTCTTCCTTCATCAGGACGTCCATGATGGCTGGGTCATCCAGCGAATAGCGCGGATTCTCCGGGGTCATGCGCTGTTCAGGCGCAGACCGGGTGATCTGGAATCCGAAAATGTTCATACAACGATTAGCCTTCTGTTCTCATAAACGCTTGCGCCGCATTCCTGGCGGGTCATGCTCGCTCCGGTGGCCATGATGGCGGCCACGGTGCCATCTACGCGGCCAGTCGCCTTTTCCTTGTCCACTTTCCGGTTGCCAGCCGGGTCAGCAACGACGACGGCATTGGCAGCGCACCACGTCATGACCGGGTTGCCACGGTGCCGCACCTTGCGATCGAGCAAACGCCGCTCGTATTCGTCGACGGCCGGAGCCATGTCCTTGTATCCCTGGCCGAACGCCACCAGCGGTAACCTGATTCCCTCCTGGTCGCAGATCATTTTCAGATCCTCGATCCGCCAGCGGTCGTAGGCCAGTGCCTGCAGGTCGTACAGCACGGCAATCTCGGCAGCCTGCTTGACCACAGCCAACTTGTTGATCGCCCGGCCTGAAGTCACTAGCAGGTGACCGAGATTGCGCCAGCCGACATAGGGCACGCGGTCCTTGTCGGCCTTGTCATGTAGTCCATCGCCAGGCAGCCAAAAAAACTCAAGTTGCCGCCAGTTCGGGTCATCGTCGGTCGGCTCGAATTCCAGCACCATGGCAGTCAGATCTTGAGTGCTGGACAAATCGAGACCACCGAAGCAGCGACGACCGAGCAGCCGTATGAGGTCGAAGTCTTTGTCCTCGCAAGCGAACCACACCTCGCTACTGATCCATGGAGCCTCGGCTTCTACCCACTGGCAGAAGTTCAGCCGGCGGACGATGTTTTCCTTGCTCGGCATGCCCCGCGCCTGGGATACCTGCTCGCGCAGGTAGCGCACGCCAGGCAGGCCAAACCGTAGGCTCGGGTTCGCTTTGTGCCAGCACTCCTCGTCCTTGAAGGGGTCATCACCCTCATCCATGGCGCAGATGAACGCGAAGAAGGTGTCGTCCTGCAGTTGCCCGGCGCAGACCTTCGCACCGTAGTCGTGGTAGTCCCAGCAGACGCTGCGCTTGTCGGTACCACTGTTCGTGATGGCAAACTGCAGCGGCTGCCGCCGACTTTTCTGGCCAGCCTTCAGCATTTCAATGACGTAGCCGTCCTTGTGCTCGTGCACCTCATCCAGCAGCGCAATATGGGGACGCGGGCCAGACTGTCCGGAGTCAGACGATATCGGCCGGAAGAAGGCGCGCCTATCCGCCCATGCGAGGGACCAAACGTTGAGCCCAGTTCCAGATTTGATGATCCGCGCCGACAGCTCAGGTGAACGTTCGACCATCGCTACAGCGTCTCGAAAGAGGACCATGGCCTGATCACGCTTCGTCGCCGCGGCATAAATTTCCGCTCCCGCCTCGCCATCGGCCATCATTCCGTAAAGGCCGATGCCAGCCGCCATCGGAGACTTGCCGGAGCCCTTTGCCGTCTCGACGTAGCCTGTTCTGAAGCGTCGGCAACCGTCATGCCCCATCCAGCCGAACAGGCTACCGTCGATGAAGGCCTGCCAGTCGAGCAACTCGTATGGCTTTCCATCGTACTCGCCGCCATTCAGCCGCAGCACATCGGAAAAGAAGCCGATCGCGCGTAGCGCAGACTCCACATCAAAAAAAAGGCCACGTTCGTGGCCATTCTTCAGGTCGTCCAGGTGTCGACGGCAGGCATCGCGCACGTGCGGTCCGGCGATGATCTTTCCGGATACCACGCCTTTGGCGTAGGTGGTAACGGGATCTCGGCTAGAAGTACTTGGCGGCCTTGTTTTCTTGTTCTGTTGCATCATGCCCGAACAGATCGCCCTGAGGATTGATTGCTATGCGCGTGCGCGCCGCCGGCGACATGCCGAACTGCTGGAACACAGCCATAGCCTGCTTGAACGTCATCGACTGAACCAGCATCCACGGATTGATGTGCTCGCCGACGCTGAACTGGGTTCCACCGGTGTCAACTTCGTGCCTCACCTTAACCAGGTCATCTGCCGTTCGCGACACCGCGTAGCGGTGCTGAGCGATGGCGACGCATCCCATCGCCAGCAGCTGCACGTCCACTTCGGTCAGCAGCTTCGCCGCAACCAATTTCGGTGCCACCTCGCGCCAGACGTCCTTCGCGGCTTCGCCCAGCCAATCTGGTGGATCCAGCTTGTCCAGGTACGTCGGGTCTGGCTCCTGCTTGTTCGTCGCGCGCTTTCCAGGGTTACCTGTGATGACCTTCAGCGCGGTCGGCTTAGGAGGTCTTCCTACCATGGCGTTATACCTACCTCATCGTATAGGGGGACCCCCTATCAATTTCGCGGGTGAAAAAGTCAATTGGGGCGACCGGTCTCCCGCTCCACGGCGGTGAAGATTTCATCCCCCCTTCCCCTTGAGCCAATGATGGTCCGGGTCAATCGGAACTCCATCGAGACTACAGCCGCTCATAGCTCCGGTTTTCTCCAAGCGCTGCTTGTGACCGTCGTGGCATTGCTTGCACAGTGCCTGGTGGTTGCTTGGATCCCAAAACAGTTTGTGGTCGCCCTTATGCGGAACGATGTGATCGACTACATCTGCCACCACTGTGTACCCCTGTGCTTGGTGCATCACACACAGAGGGTGCTCCTTCAGGAAGCGAGCGCGGTACTTCTGCCACCTGTTTCCGTAGCCACGCCTAGCTGCTGAACACCTGCTCGAAGTATCTGACACGATGTCGCCTTGCTATACCGCAAATGAAAAACCCGGCCGCTGCTTGCGCATGACCGGGTTTGTTTGGGCGAACGGAATCTTCCGACGCGAATACTGCAACATCCGCAGAAGTCTGTCAACACCTACCACAGAATCCCCTTCTTCCGGAACGCCACGGCCAAGGCCGACAGGGCGGCCGCCAGAACCTGCTCGTAGTTTCCAGCGGAGTAGTAGGCTGCGCTCAGGTAACGGCGATGCACTGCCCGTCGCTGCTCTGCGCTTTGCAGATCATCGATACACTGCTCGGCGACCCGGCAGCGATGCTTGGTCGCCTCGCCCTGCAGTATCTCAGCGGTGTCGTCAGTCACCGCCTGACCGACGCACGAGAAACCAAACGCGCGTTTCGGATAACCAATGCGCGGCCGATAGGCAAGTTGCCAATCGGCCCAATCCAGAAGAATGCGATGCACCGCGTTGTCCGCCGCATCCGCCTGAACGATCGTTCCAGCGCGAGAGTCGATTACCTCTTGCATCACAGTTGCTTTTCTCGCGCCTCTTTGGCCTTGCGCTTCATGTCAGCCTCCGACCCGCGGCAGATCAGATTCCATGCCGTCACCCAGGCCGCCAGATCGGCCAGCCATCGAGACCAGCAGGAGATCATGTTTCGGTCCTTCCCCTCGATCGCCGATCGAATTGCTTCCGCGATCTCCAACGACTCCGTCTCGCTCCAGTCTCCCGACGCCTTTCGAGATGCGGACACTACAGCCCAGTCCGCCCGCATCTTCTCGATCACCGCATCCATGCTCACCTCCACGATCCAAGCCATTGTCAAAGTCATCCTCCCTTCCAAACTTCCCAACCTTCCCAACCTTCCTAACCTCCGAGCCAAGGTTAGGAACCCTGAAAGCCTTGCTGCGCCTACCTTTCCCAACCTTCCTAACCTTCCTAACCTGAAATTACGTGTACGCGTGTACGTGTACGTGTGCGTGCACGCGCATGTACACGTACGCGCGGGTGCGCGCGGGCGAGAAAATAGGTTAGGAAGGTTAGGAAGGTTCGGAAACCCTTGCCGCGCAAGGCTTTCAGGGTTCCTAACCTTGGCTCGGAGGTTAGGAAGGTTAGGAAGATTCGGCAGCAAGTTGGGAACCTGGCGGCTAGAACGGCGCATTTGTCCCTCCTTCAGACGCATGCTGCGCCGGCACAAAGAGTGCTGACGTCGACGTGGCCTCCTTTGTGACGGGAGGCTTGTACCAGTACCGCACCATGCCGTTCCGGCGCTCGACCTTCTCACAGCCAAGCTTGCGCAGGGCAATGCCCACGCGCGTCTGCAAATCTCGGGTCAGCTTGGACGCATCGAGCTTCAGCCCATCCATCACCGCATCTGCAATCGAAAAATCCGAGACCCGCGAGAACGCCCAATCGTGCAGCGCATCGATCAAGCCATCCGGCTGCTCCCTGGCGAACTGCTCCGGATCGAACAGCGTTTTCTGCTCGTGCTGATCCGGCCAGAACTTTTCGTTCTCCTCAAAGCGCCAGAGCGCCTCGGCGAAAAGCTGCTCGCGCATCGCCCGCAATGTGTCGAGGCGAATTTCACCGACCGCAACCGGCCAGAAACGCCGGCCGCCCGTCGGGTCCTTGTTCCATTCCCAATCGTTCGTGGTCCCCACAAACACGCACTGCCGAAGCAGGCGAATTTCTCGCCGGCCATAAACCGGCCGAAACTCGTCTATCTGCCTGGACAAAAACGATTTTTGCCTGCTCGCCTCGACGCGCGTAACCGCCCCCATTTCGGGGAACTCGTACAACCACTTGCCGCGCAACGCGGACATCGAATCCTTGTGCTGCAGATCGAGATCGGTATCGCCGAACCACTCTCCGCCGAGCACCGCCGCCACGGACGACTTCCGCAGACCCTGCGCGCCCTCCAGCACCAGACAGTAGTCAAACTTCACGCCGGGCCGCATCACGCGCGCCACCATGCCCATCAAGAACCACTTCGCCACCCGCCGGACGTACTCAGAGTCTCTCGCCCCGACGAACTCCGCCAGCCAGCATTCCAGCCGCTCGATCCCATCCCATCGGGGCAGCCCCCGCAGCCACTGCCGAACCGGGTGGTACGCATTGACCAGCGCCAGCGTCTCGATCGCCTCGGCCACCAGCGCCGTTGACGGCGCAAACCGAAAATGCCGGGTCAGCCACATCGCACAGCGCGAATCGTCACCCGCGTTCCATTCCCCCGTTTCCCCGCCGAAATACGGCGGCGGCCGCAACTTCATCGTGCGCGCTGAGAACTCGTCGAACCCGAGCACGCCAGCCCACAGCGAAGAGTTCAGCAGGATGTCATGCACGTTCGCCAGACAATCGACCAGCCCGCCAGTCTTCGTGTAGAGCAGCGTTCGGTACCAGGTGTCAGACGCACTCGCATCGCAAACCTCAGGCGGGGCATCGTCAGACGTGTGCTCCAGCGCCCCGCCGCTGTCCGGCTCATCCGACAACAGCCGCGCGCGCTCGCGCACCCATACCGCCAGCGCCATCCCGGTCATCCCCTCGGCGACCGCATCGGCAATGTCCCATCCGGCCGCCACCTCGCCCGGCGCCGGAATGCGCACCTGCCAGACCTTGCAGCCCATATCGCGCGCCAGCGCACCGATCTTGCGCATGGCCGCAAAGCCAGGCTGATTCAACTCCGGCAGCATCTGGCCCGTGCGGCGACTCGTGTGCGCGTCGCAGTCCGGCCAAAGCACCACCCTGCGCCCCGCCAGTGCAGACCAATCCGACTTGTCCACCGCCTGGCAGCCGCCAGACCAGGTCACGACAACCAAATCCTGCAGCTCGAGCGCGCCCACATCGGCGCACTTCTCCCCCTCGACCACCATCACCGTCGCCTCGGGCCGCGCCGACAGACGATCCAGGCCATACAGAGGTCGAGGCACCGGAAACGCGATCCAGCGCCAACCCGTTTTTCCCGTCACCTCGTGCCGACACCAGGTCAACGGCAGCACCTCTTTCCCGCCGCTCGACGTCGTAAAGCGGCAGATGTACCCGAGCACCTCGCCGGCCGCAGTCCGATAACACCACTGCGCCTGCGGAATGCCGCGCACCAAATGAGCCTTTGGCGGCTCCTCAGCGCCGTCCGGCACCGGCAGTTGCGGCACCCACCGCGAACGCCGCTTCGCCGACGCCGGCGCCTCGGCCTTCTCGAACGCCGGCGGCCTATTACCGGGCGCTTTGTCGGACGACTTCCCGCCCAACAACTCCGCCGCCTGCACAAAGGTCATGCCGAGATACCCCTGCAGGAAGCCCAGCGCGTCGCCGTGCGCCCCACAGCCGAAGCAGTGATAGAACTGCTTCTCCCGGCTCACCTTGAACGATGGCGTGTTCTCGGCATGAAACGGACAGCACGCCTCAAACTCCACGCCCGACTTCTTCAGCGGAACATGCCGCCCGATCAACTCCACCAGATCGACAGACGCCAGCAGCGCCTGCACGTCCACGCGATCCGCCGGGCGATCGCTCACGTGCCACCCGCCTGTTTAAGCAGAGCCGCGATCTGCGGCATCATCTTCGAAAGCTCCGTCAGCGCGCGGCGCTGACGCACATCGGCGTCTTCCAGATAGCGCTCGATCAGCCAATAGATCGGCGTCATGTCGCCGGTGACCGCCAGGAACCTCTCCAGGTCATCGACCGAAAACCGCCGGGAGTCATCCGGATTGGCCGCCAGCTTGCGCGACAGATCGGACAACGACAAATCCATCTCCGCCGCAATCGTCTTCAGCGGCTGGCGCTGCGTGTAGGCGACCTCACGGACACAGCCCAGCAGCGACACGTGCCGATCGGTCAGCCCCGGCTCGAAGTCGAGCGTCATCTGCTGCCGGCTGGAGGAAGCTCGCGGATTCATTGTTTCCGGTACTTTCCTTTAGCTTCTGGGCGCCAAGACCCAGACTGCGTGCCGTTGTTCATCGCCACCACGCTTCGCCGATGCGAGAGGAGACCCACATGTCCGTAGCACCGATTCATGAAAGCGGCACGCAAACTGAGATTGAGATCGACGAAGGAGCACGCGCCGCACTTCAGGCAGGCCAGCCACTGGAGGATCTGAGGCTCACGCAGCCTCCTCGACTTGGATGGCTCCAGCGCCGTCGGCCAGTTCGGGCCAGATCCGGTGCCAGTCGTCCGGCCGCAGATCCCGGCGCGTGACAGCGCCGCCGGTGGCGCGCTCGATGTCGATGCATCGCAGCATGGGGACGGGCCGATGGCCGCTGACCCATTGATTCACGGCGGCAGGAGACACGCCGATGTGATTGGCAAGATTGGCCTGAGACCCCAGGATGCTGCAGGCTTTCGCTATCTGCTGGTTCATGCGCTTACTTTAGCCACGCTAACCAGCAAAGTCAATAGCCCAGCTAGCTCTAGCATCGCTTAACATGACGCATGGATAGAAAAGCCAAGCTGCTGCACCTCATCCAGTCGCGATTTGGTGGCAACCAAGCCAATTTTGCCGGTGCCATCAAGAGGTCCCCGGCGCAGGTAAACCAGTGGTTAACGGGACACCGGGCGATTGGCGACGGCGGCGCGCGGATCATTGAGCTGGCGCTTGATCTTCCTCCTGGCTACTTCGACGGAGTGCGCACGGCGCCCTCGGGCAAACCGTCCGACCTCGTCAACACCGAGCCCGGCCCGGACATTCGCGGCGCCGTGCCGTTGATTTCGTGGGTGCAGGCTGGCGCGTGGTCTGAAATCGTGGACACTCTTGCGCCGCGCGACGCGGAGGAATGGCTGCCATGCCCCGTGAAGCACGGCGCCAGGACGTTCGTGCTGCGCGTCAGAGGGGAATCCATGTGGAACCCGCACGCCCGGCCGTCGTTTCACGACGGCGATCTGATCTTCGTCGACCCTGATCGCGACGCGGTCCACGGATCAATGGTGGTGGTGCGGTTGGACGCCGACAAGGAGGCGACCTTCAAGCAACTGGTGATCGAGGGCTCCCGTCGATTCCTGCGCGCGGCGAATCCCGCGTGGCCAGCCCCGATCATGGAGATCGACGGCGAGGCTACCATCTGCGGCGTGGTGATCTTCAAAGGGGAGAAGGTGTAGTTGGTGCCGCCAAGTCTAACTGCCGCGGGCGCCATCACAAACTGCACGGAGGACGCCAGTTTACAGGTCTCTTCTTGCGGCTTCCATCGCGGCGGAACCCCATGCTCTCATTCGACCAAACAGATTGGCATCAATCGAAGAAGAGCACCAGTCTACCAGCCGGCAGCGGTCGAACAGCAACCCACCCTTCGCTGCATAGCTTCCCCAACGTAGGCGATTGACTGCTTCTGTCACGAAAAATGCTCGCATCGGATCAACAAGAAAATGGCCGTCGACCCACGTCTTGATGAACGCGTCGGGCTGCAGCTGACATAGACCCTCAGTCCATGACGTTCCGGTCTTGCACTGCCCGAAGACGACAATCTGCGCGGCCGTCTTATCGGCAAAGGGAATCCAACCGACGACGTCAAGCTTGTCGTCATTGGCATTAACCTGGGCGTCGTCAATACTCCTGAAGCCGCGAGCCTCGCCCAGATCACTGCACAGCGCGTGCACCCTGCCGCCGAAATCACCACTTC